GCGTGTTATGAGTAGTGCTGCCGTTGGCGGCAAAGCCTATGATCTGGCCAAAGACCAGTGGGCTAAAGTGCGCGGGACTGTCCCCGAAGATGAACTACTCAAAGATGTGGACAACCGCATCAGCAACGTCTTCATCGCAGCAGCGGCGGCGGACCCTAAGTTCATGGATACGTTGACAAAAGCGGCTAAAGCTCAAGAAAACGTGTCTATCAAAGCGCCCGGTGGCGCGGCAGTTCGGATGCCAATCAGTTCGCTTCTGGCTGACAACCCTGTCATCAACAACTTCATCCAAGGCCTTGCGTCTAAAGACCCGGTTTTTCGGGCGCAATACGGCGCACAATTTGAGCAGGCCAAGCAGGCGCTGACGGCTAACCAAATTCGTTTGTTTGGCGACCCGTCCAAAGCCCAGGTCAATGTCGTTGGGCCTGATCTGGCTAAAGTGCAAGCCCGCCGGGTCAAGTCGCTGGACGAACAAATCGCCGATGCGTACAAAAATCAATCTGTTGATCCAACCGTATTTGGCCAGCGCGTAGCCAATCTTGTCGAAAGCAAAGAAAAGGCCGCGATGGCCGCCGTCAAACCACTCTATACAGAGGCGTTTGACATTGCCAAAGCCAAAAATATTGAGCTCCCCGCTGCTTCAGTGGACGACATTTACCGATTTGTAACCGGGGAAAAAAGTTCCGATATCTTTTCAACTTTCCCCTCTATTTATAACCGAGTATTGCAACGATTCAAACCTGCGGCTGTAGAGCCCAGCGCTATCCTGACCGCCGAAGGCAAGCCAATGACAGAGGGCGGCAAACAATTTGCTGCGGCTGCGGTAGAGGATTTGGATTCTCTGAAACGCGAAATCAATAACCAGTTGCGTAAAACAGATACGCCAAATGAAATTCGTCTTTTAACAGAACTTAAACAGCGCGTTGCGGGTCATATCGACACCTTGGATACCGATTTCGTGACCGCTTACCGCAACGCCGATAAAGCATACCTGCAAAAAGTAGGGTTGCCTTTTGACTCTGCTACGCTGGCGGCGGTAGACCGCAAAAAGTTTGTTGAACAAATTGCGCCAGCAATTATCGGTAACAAATCTAACGTCAGCGAATTTATAACCGCGACCGGCGATCAAGGCGTCAATTTAGTTCGGTCCGCGTTTTTAGACGCATTCACTACCGCAGCAGTGAAGAATGATGTTCTTGACCCAAAAGCCGCCGCTAAATGGCTTAAGAAAAATGAAGGCGGCGTTTCGTTGGTGCCCGGCTTGCGCGATGAATTGCAGACCGCCACTACGGACGTGCAGAAATTATTGGCCGAACGGACGCGCCTTAACGCTGACTTTCAACGAGTGGCGGGAGAACAAATTGTTAGCTCTGCGGGCTTTAAGAATCCGCAAGAATTGGCCAACAAAATGTATAGCGACGTAAATTTTACCAACAAGTTTATGCAGCAATACGGCGCAAACAAAGACGCCGTCAACGCTGCGCGTTCGTTTATGTTGGATGACATTGTGCGAGCAGGCGATCCGGTTGCGTTGCTTAACGACCGTACCAAAGCGGCGGCATTTAACCGCGTTTTTGGCCCGACCTACGCGCAAAAAGTGGCTGATTTTGCTGAAGTATCTCAGCGATTAAACAGAGATATTACGCAAGTTCCTTTCCGTGGTGAGACGGTGCCGCGCACCCCGATTGAAGAGCTGACTGGCTTGCCTCCAGAACAAATTTTGTCGCGTTTTTTGAACCCGGTGTCTGGCAACACCTACGCCATCACGTCGCTGTTTAGCAAGTTCTGGGCGAAGAAGGCGTCGGAGGCTACCGAAGAGCGCTTGAAAAACTTGCTGCTCAACCCATCCGACGCAGTAAAAGTATTTGAAGCCATAGCCCCTCGGGCAAAAGGATTGGACCCACAGAAAATAAAAGATGCCATTGAAGTTGGCCGTAAGTACGGTATCAATTGGGTACAAGACGCCGCCGCCGATATATCCTCTGGCGCGCAACGCGGCGCGGTGCAACAAATGCAAGAGGAGTAACCCATGTTCCCCCTAACCGCTCTGCTTGAAGTCGGTGGCAAGCTCATCGACAAGCTGATCCCTGACCCCGAGGCCAAAGCCAAGGCCCAGCTTGAGCTGGCAAAGATGGCGCAAGATGGTGAGTTGGCCAAAATGGCTAACGAAACCGAGGTCTATAAGGCTGAACAAGAAAACGTCACCTCGCGTTGGACGGCAGACGCTGCCACCGATAGCTGGCTGTCTAAGAACATTCGGCCCATGTCCCTGGTGGCCATCTTCATCGGCTACTTTTTGTTCGCCCTGATGAGCGCCTTTGGCTACGACGCCAAAGAATCCTATGTCAATTTGCTGGGCCAATGGGGAATGCTCATCATGTCCGCCTACTTTGGCGGAAAGACGCTTGAGAACATCATGGAGATGAGGTCTAAGAAGTGAAAGAAAACTTCGACGAAGCCCTCAAAGCCATCCTCCACCACGAGGGAAACTTTGTTAACCACCCAAAAGATCCCGGGGGGATGACTAATTTAGGAGTAACCAAGCGCGTCTGGGAGGAGTGGGTTGGCCACGAGGTGGACGAGAAGGCCATGCGTGCGCTGACGCCCGCTGATGTAGATACATTGTATAGACGCAAATACTGGGACAAGGTGCGCGGCGACGAGCTGCCCGCTGGCGTTGATTACGCCGTCTTTGACGCCGCTATCAACAGCGGCCCAGGCCGAGCCTCCAAGTGGCTACAAACGGCTGTAGGCGCTGTGCCTGATGGCGCTATTGGCCCTGGCACGCTGGCCAAGGTGCAAGAGATGGACGCCAAGGCCATTGTCGAGAAGTACCAAGCGACCCGGCTGGCCTTCTTGCAGTCCCTGCCGACCTGGGATACCTTTGGAAAGGGCTGGGGTCGGCGTGTCACAGAGGTGAAAGACGCTGCGTTGAGAATGACTTAACCATGCCCAATAAACCGAGCGCAGAGCAAGCCAAGCAATTCGACGGTTTTGTAAAGCACTGGCAGCAAGTGCTGAACCTGCACGACTGGCGAATTGAGAGGGGTTCGCGTGCTGCCAAGAACGCGATGGCATCCGTTGAGTGTGACAACCCGGCTCGCCTAGCAATCTATCGCCTGGGCGATTTTGGCAGCGATCCGATTACTCCGCAGTCGCTGTCGAATACAGCGCTGCATGAAACACTTCACGTTTTCCTGTACGAATTGGTCTCTGTTGCTCAAGATCAAAAGTCTACGCCAGAGCAATTAGAGAGTGCCGAGCACCGAGTAATTAACGTGCTTGAGCGCGTGTTAGGGATCAAAGATGCGGACAAATCTGAGTGACGACGAGTTCATCGAACTTTGGAACGTCCACAAGAGCGCCACCAGACTTGCAATTGCAATCGGCATCACTGAGCGCAAGGTACACGCACGCCGGCGCGCGATTGAAAGCAGGCATAATATTCTGCTTCTTGCAGACGACAAGCGCGTTAACCCGCTGAATAAGCCGCCACAGAATCACTCTGCTCGATATTCGCTAGGCATTGAAAATGGAACCGTGATCGTCTTCAGCGATGCCCACTTCTGGCCTAGCATCCGAACAACGGCATTCAAGGGTCTGCTGTGGGCGATCAGAGAACTCAAGCCGAAAGCGATCGTCAACAACGGCGACGCTTTTGATGGTGCCGCAATCAGTAGATTCCCGCGAGTCGGCTGGGACAGCAAACCCTCGGTCGTTCAAGAACTCAGAGCCTGCGAGATGTACCTCGGAGAGATCGAGGACGAGGCCAAAAAAGCTCGCAGAGGAACTAAGCTGGTCTGGACGCTGGGCAACCACGACGCCCGCTTTGAGAACCGGCTGGCGAACACAGTACCCGAGTTTATGGCCGTCGGCGGCTTCAAGCTCAAAGACCATTTCCCAGCCTGGATTCCATGCTGGTCGTGCTGGCCGACTGAAGATGTAGTGATCAAGCACAGGATGAAGGGCGGCGTTCACGCGACGCATAACAACACCGTGAACAGCGGCAAGACGATCGTTACCGGGCACCTGCATTCGCTCAAGGTGACGCCGTTCTCAGATTACAACGGAGAGCGATTCGGCGTAGATACCGGCACCCTAGCCGAGCCAAATGGGCCGCAATTTCTTGACTACCTAGAAGACAACCCCACAAACTGGCGTTCCGGATTTGCCGTGCTCACATTCTATAATGGTCGCTTGCTGTGGCCAGAGCTTGTCCATGCTCTAGCACCCGGTGCTATACAGTTCCGTGGCCAAGTCATTGATGTAAACAAACTGTGAGCGGCTGGCTAATCATTGCGACGGGCCTTGCCTATGCCTACGTGGCCGTAGAGCAGTTCTTCAAAGGCAACCCGCACATGACGGTGGTCTATGCGGGTTACGCTTTCTCAAACGTCGGGCTGTACCTTATGGCACGCGTATAGCCTGCTTCATGTGCTCTAACGCTTGGTATGTCAAGCGCGCCTGAGTAACGGCTTCAAGCGCCAGTTCCTTGGCTTCTTCTAGCCGACCTTCAATGGCGGCGTTGTGTAGGTCTTTGAGGGCGTTTTCAGCCATCATGCATGGGTAGGCGTAATCGATCATGCTTTTGAAAAGATAACGAATCGGCGGGGTTGAAGGAAACGCTCTTTTTTGGTCAGGCCAGGGATGTGGCCGCTGTCGCGGTTTTGAGCGCGTTCAGATTCTACATAGGAGGTTGCCTGCCTGGACAGCAGCGCGGTGTTATCCTTTGAGAAAACAGACGGACGTGGCGTCTTGCGCCACAGGAACGGCGATTCGGGGTGACAGGTGCAGGTCATTTCTTTCTTTCAGGTCTAGGGCAGTTCTCGGGCGGGACAACAACACACCAGACAGCTTGCCACCATCGTTTCCCGGCTTCGCTCACGACCCATCGGTCAATGTAAGCGTCGGGCATGGCCTTGAGAATTCTCCCAACGTGACTGCGGTCTGTTTGCACCGCCTCGACTATCTCTGCCACAGTCATGCCGTCTGGTGTTGCGCGTAGGGCCACGCGCACTCGGGCTAGTCGGACGTTACTTCCCATCAAGACACTCTTTGCAGATAAATTTCATCGGCCCCCCGGTAAATGTTTTGATGTGTCCGCCTTTAGTGTGTTTATCTTTTTGACATTTCCAGCACATGCGTTTCTTGTTTGCCATAGCTTGGTTTGAAGCGGAGTACGCGTTCATAGCCATGACATTTTCAGCCGCAATATTTTTGTAGCCGTTGCCTCTCATGCGTTTGATCTTTCGCGGATCGCGGCGGCGCAGCCGCTTGCTGAGTATTGGTGCAGCACAAGGTCATCACACACCTTCGCACACGCCTCACGCTCGGCTGCGGCGA